AAACGTACTTAGCATACTCAGCTAAGGGAACCCCTAGCTTGTTTGCTATTTTTACTTGACTAGGAGTCAACTTAACAGACTTGCGCCCACTGGTTGCAGACCTTGATGCAGAAGCAACAGGTTGGGCGATTTTGTTGCTTCGTGTTGTCTGATCCGAGCCTGTAAAAGACTCTGGAAACTTGTTTTTAACCCTATTAGTCAATTCATCATAGTATTCATCTGATTCTGTGTCAAATCCTTCCGCTACTAAACCACGGTGAATTCTTTGAGCATAATCAGTCATTTCTTCGTCCTGTCGAAACCAAGTATTCTTCTCAGCCCAAGCTAATGCCTTTTCTGATGGTTGTGGTCTAGCTTGAGGACGCTGAGGAGCTTGTTGTGCTTCCTCTTGTAACTGTTTCTGAAACTCTTCGTACTCACGTTCTTTTTTAGATTTAGTTACACGTATTCTTTCTGCTTCAAGATCAAGTTTAGTTAAGGCAGCTCTCGCTTCCTCTTCTTTTACAAAATCTCCTTGCTCACGTGCTGCAATTAAGTTTTGACGTGCTAAATCAGCAGCCATTTTGTTTCTTACTTCGCTCTCTGACATATAACCTTTGTCAATGTCATAAGCTTTAGTTTTGGCTTCCGATAGTTCCTTTTGCACGTTTTGTGCATATTGAAGAGCAGCTTCTTTTTCTCTTTCAGCTTCTCTTAACTTATACGTCATTTTATCAATACGCTTTTTAACTTTATCAGAGTATTGATCCATCTCTTCAGATTGTTGTTGTTCTTGTTGAACTTCAACTTTAGGTTGTATCGGATCTTTTTCTTCTGTTTTTACGGCTTCGTAAGTATCGGGTTTTACAGCGCCATGAGATTTATCTTCTAACTCAATTTCTGCGCCTTCGCCAGATACATCCAGATCAACCATTTTATCTTTTTGTGCAGATGTTATTTCTGTTTGCATGGTACCTCCATGTTAAAGTATTGTTAGTATGTCCTCTGGATTATCTACAGTGCCGAGTATCTCGTCATCATTGAGTAATCTTACTTCCCCACCATCTATCTTTAGTCTTGATCCTGCGTATCTGCCAAACACAACCCAATCGCCTTGTTTACACCAAGGACCATTAGGAAACTTTTCCTTATCTTGATATGCATCTTCACCTACGGCTAATACCATAGCAACAGATGCGGTTAATTGAGAATCTTCCAAAGTTTTATCTGTTAAAATAACACCACCTTTAGTTTTTTCTTTTGCTTTAAAAGGTAATACTAAAATTCTCCACCCAACAGGTTTTGGAAGTTTTTCTAATTCAGTTTTCTTTTTGTCAATACCCTTAGAAGGGTTATCTAATTTTGCTTTTACGTGATCAGGCACGTATAATGTTTTAGTCATCAAATTTCTCCTCTTTTTCCAGCAGGCGAGAAACTTCCTGTTGGCACATGTCTAGCATGTGTATCTTTCCTAAAATATACTTGTAATCTTCCATTTTTTCAACCCCTTGGGTCAAATTTTCAAGTAATGTCTCTCTTGCTTTTTTTAACTCTTCTTTCAAATTGTATATTACAAATGCACTCATACGTAAGCGTTAACTCCGGGTATACGTTTTTCAAAAACTTTGTTACTATTACCTTTTGAGCAATACCATGTTTGTTCAACCCCTCTGTTAGCTCCATAATTAGGAACTTGTAATTGAGTAAAACCATCTTTTACTGCTGTTGATACAGAATTAAGTAAATAGTCATCACCAACCATCGTTCCGTTTTCTTTTAATTTTGGCCACCAGTTCAAAATATCATCTTGTACTGCATCATATTCATGAGCACCATCAACCATAATGTAATCAATAGAATTGTCTTTAAACATATCTAATATTCTTTTTTCATCAGATCGTCCTTGGCAAACATTAACCATATTTCTACCTATAAAATATTGTAGGTTGTCTTTAAAAATTGATGAAAAATCTTTTGGTAATTTTATGTCTGCATGCTCAGTAGATCCTTCAAAAGTGTCGACGCAGTATATTTTTACATTTTCTTTATTGGCATTCACTAAAGCTGTTGCAAGGTAATGAGTAGAGCGACCTAAAAAAGATCCAATCTCTACAATTTTTCCATCTTCTGGAATTTGATCGACTATAATGTCGTAAGTTTCAGAATAGTTAAACCATCCTGGTATTTTAAAATACGTATGTTTCATGTTAAGAACCCTTATTTAGTTATCTTAACTATTTGTATCTTTTTGTAAGTATTTTTCAACCCTTGTGAAACAGGACCTTTCTTTGGTGGAACTGTTGTTGTTAATTTTTTACTTTTTAAATTTTTTGATTGCAAGATCAGTCACCTTGAGTCCAAATGAAGAGGCGATAGCTGCCATTAAAGCCCAGATATACCAGTCTGGTAATTGGTTTAATGTGTCAAAGCCCTCTTTTAACTTATGAATCCATTCCGGTTTACCAAAAAAGATTGCACCAAACACAATTAACAAAGGAAGTGATAAAATTACTGTGAACCACTCATCACGCCATGAGTTTTGCATGTTTTTTTGTGTTGCAATCGCAAAATCAATCTCACCTTCAGCCATTTTACGAACATGAGTCTGTTCTGCTTCTGCCATAAGCTTTTTTGTTTCTGTTCTTGTCTTAATAACGTCTACTGCACCTTTAGCAACAGTTCCTAATACACTCCAAATCATGTTTTTTTCTCTACTCCCTTAATTGTGCCTTTATTTTTGCTTGCATAAAAGATTTTTTCAGCTTTTTTCTTACCATATTTTTTAGTCATGGCTGTTTTAATCTTCTTACCTTTCTTCGTTAGTGGCATTTTGCTTATCCCTTGCTACATTTGCTCTTAAATTAGCAATATCGTAGGTTTGTTGTATTTTTTTATCGTCTAATTCTTGTTTATATTCAAATTGATCCTCTTTTAAGTCTTGATTTTGGTTTTTCAGAGCATTATTCATCTCCATTTCAGACTGTCTGAGTTGTAATTCTTGTTGTTTAAGTAATACTAAAGGATCCATTTGCATATTTTCCATGGCTTCATTGCCTTCAGTTACCATTTGCTCCGTGATTTTTACAATTTGCTCATTAATTAGTTGTTCTCTTTGTTGTTGTAATTTCATTAGCTCTTCTTGTGGAATTTGTTCACCAAATTGTTGACGTAATTTTTCCGCTTCTTCTACTAAAGCCTTATCTACAACCTGTGTTGCAAGTAAAGATACGTGTTGATAGATGTGTGATATTAACTGCATCACAATCATTGGGTTTGCACTAATCATTTTTGAACTCATAAATGTTCTATGAGCTTTTATGTGTTGTTCATGATTTTGTTGTGGAAATGCTTGTAAGGGTTTTCCCATAATTACAACACTATGTTCAATTGCTGGATCCATAGGTTGTGGTGGTTGAGGAATTGGTAATATTTGATCAATATCTTTGACACCTAACGCAATGTACATTCTTCTGTATGCCTCGTACATATTGTGCATCTGAGGATTTGTCTGAGCTAGTTGTAATTGATTTTGTGCAAGAGTTACTCTTTGTGATAGAGAAAATATGTTTGGATCGGATACTGGTAAAATGTCAATATTATCATCAAAGTCAACTTGCTTAATTTCTCTTGGTCCACCCTGCACATTGAAAGGATACATGGGTGGTAAAATTACTTTAAATATTCTTGCTAATAATTGAAACTCTTTTTTCTGTGCGTAGTGTAATCTTTTGTGAATTGCTGACATCACTTTCGTGCCACGCTCCATGAGAGCCATAGTTGTGCCAACAGGGGTTTGAGATTTACCAATTTCTGACATTTGCATATCAGCAACTGCAGCAAATTGTTTACCTGCTTCTACACAAAAACCAAGTAATGCAAAAAGTGTTTGATCAGGACCTTTATAAGGTAAAGGCATTAACGCTTCACGAATGATTCCGTTTGGTGCGTCTACATCTCTAAACTCACCGGGTTGTAAAGGTTGGTCATCATCACGAATACGAAGACCTCTTGCTTTATAACCAGCAGGTAGATTTGATAATGTACCCGCATCAAGTAATTGTCTCAAAGCAGTGGTAGCAGTTCTTGTTAATCCACCAATCATGTGAATTAAACCAAAGCCATAAAAACCTAGACCGGGTAAAAACTTGTAATGAACAAAGTATTCAGTTTTCTTTTTTAAAGGATCTGCTTCATTATAGTTACGATAAATAGATAAAACTTTTTGACTGCTTCTAT